CGTACTTGAAGGAGTTAGATTTTATGTATCTTTTGCATGCTCATGGGCATTTGCGGAGGTCAAAAGGATGGAAGGTAATGCGAAAATCATTAAGTTTATCGCTCGTGACGAAAACCTGCATCTTGCTGGAACACAACAACTACTCAAGGCGCTACCGAAAGAGGATGCAGACTTTGCCAGAATTGCAGAAGAAACAAAAGATGAATGCATCAAGCTATTTGTGGGCGCTGTTGAGCAAGAAAAGGCATGGGCAAGTTATCTATTCAGGGACGGGTCGATGGTTGGTCTCAACGAAACCCTACTCTCAGAATACATCGAGTGGATCGCCAACAAACGAATGACTGCTGTTGGATTACCTACTAAGTATAAAGGTGGTGCCAATCCATTGCCTTGGACGCAGAAGTGGATTTCTGGTGCAGAGGTTCAGGTAGCACCACAGGAAACTGAAATTACCAGCTATGTAAATGGTGGCGTTAAGAAAGATGTCAATGGTGACACGTTTAAGGGATTTAGTCTATGAGTGAAGATTATAGAATTGGTTTTAAAGACGGTTGGGAAGCAGCGAAGCAAGAGTTTCATAAAGACAACACATATGTTCCTGATACAACCAAACCAGCAAAAACAATGGACCTTCAGTGGCCAAGAGACCAGCAAGCTTGGCCAGTTCCACGAACAACTAATCCATGGCCACCACAAACAGTCGTTTATCAAGCCTGTGGTGTTTGTGGTATAGGTGGCGATATAAATAAAGCTATGTCGTTTGTATGTAATAACCCACGGTGCCCAACAAGGGTGACTTGTACTATAGGAACAACAACATGATCACATGTCAAGAATGCGAGGCAGAGTTTGAAGTAATTCATGACTCTGTTTCGGAACCAGAGTTTTGTCCGTTTTGTTCGGCAAAATTAGTATATGATGATAAGGATCTCGAAGAAGACGAGGATGTTTGGGATCCCTGATGAATTATCAGTTTAAGAATGGATTTCTGTATCATAGCTATTTTATTTTAATAAACCATTTATTATTTGGTTTAGGTTTGTATTTTTATGGTATAGGGATTTATCAAGTATCAGTATTCTTATTAAGTTATTTTGTCTCAGTTCTTGGTGAAGAAATTGGATTGCATAGATACTATACACATAGATCGTTTGAAACAACTAAATTTAAAGAAAACATAATATTGATATTATCAATGTTATCTGCTATTGGACCTGTAATTTGGTTTGTAGGCACTCATCGATTACACCACAAATATTCAGATACTGGAAGAGACCCACATAGCCCATATCACATATCTCCATTATCGGTTTGGATATGCAAGTGGAAAAAATATAAAATACCATATTCTTTGATAAAAGATTTATGTAAAGATAAAAAGCAAATATATGCTATAAGGTATTATCATTTATTTTGGGCATGCATTTGGATATTTGGATTATTGTTGGCGCCTTGTTTTACTTGTTTTTTCTGCGGTGGTATATCAATGACATACAACGTTATTATGGCGGTTAATACAATTGGACATATGAGCGAAAATGGTAAAACATATCAAGTTGCTGGTTGTGATAACAAAATTCTAGCATTTTTAACAGCTGGTGCTGCCAACCACAACACACACCACAGATATCCTAGCAAATACGATCAGAATATAAATGGTAAATTCGATCTTGTTGGTATCATAATAAAGAAGTTTTTTATTAAATAGATAAATATAGGGAGGAGGACTCCCTATGTGGTTTTATAATGGTGAATATTATGGTATGATAGGGGATTATGTTGGATTTGTATATATAATAACAAACCAAATTAATAACCGAAAATATATCGGTAAGAAAAATTTCTATTTTTCCAAAACGAAACAAGTTAAGGGTAAGAAGAAACGTTTTAAAGTAGAATCCGACTGGCAGGATTACTATGGATCCAATAAGGAACTTGCTGCTGATGTTGTCAAGTTTGGTAAAGAAAACTTCAAAAGAGAAATCTTAAAACTTTGCACGACAAAAGGCGAATTTGCGTATTTCGAAGCTAAATACCAATTCGATAATAATGTTCTAGAATCTGAAGATTATTATAATTCATGGATTATGTGCCGTGTTCATAAAAAACACTTGCCTTTCATGAAGAAATAGGGTATTATTAATTATCAGCCCATGTAGGCCAATAGGTAGAGTCAGGGGACTTAAAATCCTCACAGTGTCGGTTCGAGTCCGACCGTGGGCACCAAATTCAAGAGGTTTGCTATGCTTAAAGAAACACGTGGTATTTTTTCAACTCCACTGTATACGTTTACTTTTGAGAACCATTCTCTTCTAAAAGAAAAAACAATAGAATATCTCTTAAACGAAGAAATCTATAATAAGTATAGTGGGTATGCCTCTCATATAAAGATCAGTCATCCGAACTTACATAAAGAACCTATATTTCAAGAATATCATGATTTTATGTTTGAGTGTATGAGATTTGCCATGGATGATATGGGTTATGTGCCTAATATCTCAACCACAGCAATGTGGGCCACGAAACAGCAAAGAGGTCAATTTCACCACCCTCATAAGCATGGTAATACATTTCTTGCTGGTGTTTTTTATTTCCATGGTAATGATGTTACTTCTGGTACTGATTTTCTTAAACCTGAAAATCTTCTTCAAATTAACCCAACAAAGAATAAAAAGCCTGAGAAAATGAGCGCAAGGTATTCTTCGCCTTTTATTGAAGGTGACTTTATAGTGTTCCCTGCATGGACAATGCATGGCACTCTTCCAAATAGAAGCCTGGAGGATAGATATATACTTGGTATAAATTCAATGCCTGTTGGTAAAACACTTGATGAACCATATGATAGGTTTGTTTATCCAGATGCAAATTCTTTGAATTTGGATTATACGCCTTCAGAACTTGAAGACTACATAAAGAGCACTGGATTGGAATAATGGGAAAGTTTGATATCGATGAAGTTAAAGAATTTATCCGTCGCGCTTCAGATTCATCCAATATTTACATTGGAGCCGATAGCGAACGGTATCGTGGTCGCGATGACCAGTGGTATGCTGACTACACAGTTGCTATCGTGGTTCATCTTGATGGCTCACGTGGATGTAAGGTATTCGGGCAAGTCACTACTGAGCGTGATTATGACAAAAGACACGACCGCCCATCATATCGCCTGATGAATGAAGTCTATAAGGCATCGCAGATGTACATCGATCTTTTCGATGCTATCGGCGATAAGCACTGTGAAGTTCACTTAGACATCAACCCTGATGAGATGCACGGTTCTTCTTGCGTTATCCAACAGGCAACTGGCTATATAAGAGGTATGTGTGGGTTCGCCCCAAAGGTGAAGCCAGAAGCATTTGCTGCTTCATACGCAGCTGATCGTCTCAAGGAAATCCTTGCTTAACAATAAGTGCTGGTAGCTCAATGGTTAGAGCCGACCGCTCATAACGGTCTGGTTGGGGGTTCGAGTCCCTCCCGGCACACCACTATTTGGAGAAAATATGGACTTTGAGAAAATACAAAGACAAGTCGGAAGAATGGACGAGCTTTTTCTTCCAATAGAAAAACAAATATACATGACAGATGATAAGGAAGATCTTATGCTTCTTGCAACTGTTATGTTTACTACCGCCAGAAAACTCTTTATTGATGAGTATGGCGATCGAGATGCTAAAATGTTGATGAAAGTTATCATAGGAGATTGAAATGCCGCATCCTCATAAGAATCGTCCTCGCAAGGGACGCCGTAAGGTTGGTTCTGCAAAACGTAAGGCTCGACGGTTGAAGGGTAAGAAGAGGAAGAATTGATAAAAATACTTTGCTATGCTGTGATATTGTTCAGTTTTCCTGCTTGCGCTGAACCTTATCATGGCATAGCATCCTGGTATAATAATGATAAATTGATAGAATCGCGAAAAAAAATAGCTGCTGGTAAATATTCTGCAGCACACAGAACCCTCCGTTTAGGTACATTGTTAAAATTAACAAATGTTAAAAATGGCAAAACTATAGAAGCAGTAGTAAATGACAGAGGTCCGAATTCTAAAAAAATCGAACTTGATGTTTCGAAACAAGCTGCAGAAGAATTAGGCTTTTTACGTAGCGGAACCGCTAAACTTCTGATTGAAGTTAAAAAATAATGAAAGGATTTGTATATGGGCATTATTCGATTTAATGATGAAGAAGTATTCACAACCGATAGTTCTGAGTACGAAGTACTTCACAATGGCGTTTTTGGTATAAAGAGTACAGAAGGTGCAATTGTTGAAATTGGTACACGGCGTGGAGGTTCAGCAAAGATTATTATCGATGCTTTGGAAGCTTCTGGCAATAGTCACAGGTCTATGTTCTGTATTGATCCATATGGAAATATTGATTATGTTCAAACGAACCTTTCTCTTTCGGTCCATAACCCCGAAGTTGAAAAGGAAGGCGATCCTCAATCAAAGGAACTAACCAAGGCGATTAAGTTAGATTACGATAACAATATGCGTAATCGTATTATCCCTTCTCTTTATTTCTATGCATATCAGCGTATTGCACATTTCACTTTCTTCTGCCTCGAAGATACAGAGTTCTTTGCTCGTTATGCAGATGGCGTTCCTATATATGATGAAGTAAAGAAGATCGAAGATAAGTATGCCTTCGTTTTCTTTGATGG